GTGTGAGTGAGTTGTGTCCCGCCACCCCACCCCCGAAAGGGATTTTTGGCTCGTTCTAGCTTCCAGCGTAAACTGTGGGCGTGCCCGACAATAGGCGCTAGACCGCCTGTTGTGTGCGCGTTTTCTAATACATATATGTTTTTATGGTTTTGTGTTTTATATTGTTTACTTTTAATCGCGCAAAGGGAGGGAAAAATGACAAAAACATGTTTATTTTATTTTGTGTTGTTCTAATTTTTATTATGTTTGCACCGATGGGTTTACTTCAGTAATAAAAAGGCCGACGCGGGTCGCTGTAAGCGTAGTCGCTATAAAAGCAACCGACGCTAATCCAGTAGTGGTGATTAAGATTGTAATGGTTGCAACTGCATCGCTGACAACTGAATTCCTTGTTTGTTTGCTCGAATTCGGTCCGAAACAGCTAATAACCTCTGCCCCTGCCACGCTTGGTACACCAAGATCATTAGTCGCTCCATTGGACGCCCAATAAGTGATCTGCCATGCCCCATAGGACCCTGGGGGAAAAGTGACAGTACCACTACTAGTTGTCGTAATTGGTAACCACATAGTAGATTTGGTGTTAAGCCATGAGGTGCCGAAAGGTGTTGCCGAATTGATGCCTGCAGTAGCTTGGGCCGAGAATGACTGAACAGTCAAGGTCTTCGACACCACAGGTTTCTTCAACTCTATTTCGTACGTAACCCACAATTCCCCAAGTATATTACCTGAAGCGGGGTTACCCGACGTCGCAACAAAGGTTCTGCCGTAGTCGTACATCAGGATCGAGTCCGAGGTAGGTATGGCCCCATTACGCACGTAATGCACGTTGAAGGGATTTTCCTTAGGACTACACTCGATCGGATGGCAAAAATCTTCTGACGCTCGAGCATCGGTTGCCCAATACTCATTTAGCATCTCTGATTTGTCGCTTGGTTGCGTTGAAGAAGCACGGTAGGAGGTCTGAATCATCACATTACCCACAGCTGCGTTCGTGCCAGATATGGCTAAACCGCTAGTGGGGACATAATGGTAGACCATACCGCGTATGCGGTATTCCTCATACTGTTGCGCAAGAGTGGACAACCAAGGGAACAATGTAACGTTCCCAGGGTTAATGTCCAACACTCGCTGGATAGTGAATCCAGTGCTACTCAACACATCGCCGATGAACTCCTTGTGTCTAACCACGATGGTCTGCGAATTGTTGTGCATGCTGGGTATTGTGCCATCAGGTGATCGCCTTGTGAGCGAATTTGATGACACAGTGTAAGCCCCACTGCCCAACCACTTGCTAATGGCAGCTCCAAGCTGCGTGCCCATAGCTAAACCGACCTCTGGGTAGCCCGCATAACCGCCCAGTGCCCCACCACCCATGCCGCCTAACGTTCTCAACGCATAGCCCAACCTGGTGACTTCATTTTTCTCTTTTTCTCGTTTGGATGTACTCTTTTTCTTTGATTTGGCTGGTGCCATAACCACTGTAACTTGTCTTTTCTTAGCCATGTTCACCGTTACTCTGTGAACATTAAGCCTGGTTCCAAGTCAAGCTGTGATCTGTGAACAACACGCTTATCCAAGGAGCCAACCATAAATTGCTCCATTGTGGACTCTAGCGCTTGTTGGTAATCAGGAAGGATACCAAAAGCGAAGTAAAAACTCGCCCTGGCCTCAGGGGTGACCACAGAACTCCTCAGCCGCTTCCCCATATTCTGCAGCATCGAGGTGTTCTTAAATATGTGCCTGATGAACTTTTCGTCCGCCTTAGTACCAATGCGCTCATAAGCCTGATAAAAGGCCATGTGCACTGGAACACCAGCGTTAAGAATACGCCCACACTCGCCAACGGCACCGTACCACTTACGCAGCACTTTGTCGTTCTGAACGCTAATCAAACACATTGGGTCTTTAGTAATCACCGCATCCCAATTCCTCACCATCCGCCAACCCTGTCCGACCCAGACTGGGTGTGTTTGGCAGAATTCCAATTCCTCAAATTCGAAAACAGGTTCCTCGACAACCATAGCAAAGCCACGGCGCCGAAACCAATTCGCTAACCCTACTTCGACCAACCTCAAGTGTTTACGCTCGCAAATGATAACAGCATCATCCCCATTATTGGCTAACTCAAAGTCTACACCAATATATTGCATGTAATCATAGATCAATGCGCACATTATGATGCAGTTACCTAGAGACGTATTAATATCCCCAGAACTCCGAGTGCCAATCATAGAGAACTTCACATTGCCATCGTCACAGAACGCACGTCCGTGATTCCGCAATTGAAGGCGCAACAGCCACGACAACATCCCTGAACCAGGAAAGAGACGTTTGTAGAACGAGTGCTCATAATTCAGAGCAGGTACTGAGACATGCATGTCAAATTTGCTTGCGTCAATACCAATGGCAACTGGGTCGCCAAACTGATCCCACTTGTCGCGGAGAATAGATGCAGACACGTCCGCATCAAACCCCTTAATAACTGTTGCTCGTGTTCTAGCTCCAAAAGCTTTATTGATAGCTACGTAGAAGTGTTTCTCCGCATGCTTCAAATAACGAGCCAACTCAAGGTTGTATCTAGGGCTTCGCGGATTAATAATCCTAGGAGCCTTATCCAGATTTTGCTTTTCAAACTTCACAAAACTATGCAAGCGTGCATCATCGACACACACTGGATCTTTCACAAGCGATAACTCTGCTGCCTCATATAGCTTACGCTTTTGGCCCGACCAGGTAGCAACACACTCCTTGCTGCTGAGCCGGGGCAAATGCGGCATCTCGGCCATCACTCGATCACGAAAATCCCGTAAGCCTGCTGTTCTTAAATACCTCGGATCCACCGTTAAGGCGGGCCGGAATTCATCTCCTTCCTTGCAGAAGAAGTAACGTTCAGTAAAAGCTCTCCCTACACTACTAACATTATTGTTAAATACCCCCAGGCGGTGTTCCCTGGTGGCTCCCGTGGTCACAACAAACCGTCGAGATTTCCCCGTCTGCCCGTTTCGACTGATACACAATTGGGTTGAACGCAGCTGACCTAGAAGTTCCGGGTCAACCTTAGTGTTCGTCCCAGCAACCGTCACTGGGCGACCTCAGCAGATTTGTGGTGCCGGAGGTCGATCAACGTCACCGTTGACCCACTTCCTGAACCGTGAGGCTCTGGCTCTACCGAAACCGACCCGATCAAAGGTTTCATCACCAAAGAACGCGTTGATGACATGCTGCTCATGGGCTAGCACGTCCACATCCCTAACATGGTGAAGCCGGCATTTTCGCAGGTACTCACGCTGCAGCACCAAATAGTTTGCCTCGCTCTTCGGCATTCTACCTAGTTTTGCTCGCAAGTGCGCCACCATGGACGCTGCGAAAAGTGGCACGACCTTCGTAACAGTATGTTCGACATCAGGTGCACGGCGCGGAATTGAATCGACTACACGCACGCGCGCTCGTTGTTGAGGTGTCATGGGCACTTCTAAATGTGTGCGGATGCAATGGGCGGCATGCCCAAGATCGTACCCAGTCGTCTCATAAACTTGCTTCATCGTCTCTACGACATCTGTCAAAGCGGCACCTTGGTTTCTCACGACCAAGCAACGGGATATCCTGGACCTAATTTCCCTGTCATACTCGTAATGATGGTCATCATCTCCGGCGCCACAGCACCATTGAATCAGAGCAACATCACCGATAGCTGATTTCACCGCGGTCCAAAAACGGCGAAAGACATTGGGTCGGAACTCGGGGGGGGTCACGTCGACGAGTAACTCGTCAGCCGCAACCGCAAGAACGTTGTTTTCTATAATCGCAGCCATGATATACGATTAGAGAAAGGGTCATTCTATACCCTAGTTTCCGGGGGAAAGGTGGAGTTTCCACTCCCTTGCGGTTATGTACGGGCCTGCAAGCATAGCCCGACGACGTGCCCCACCACGCACGAAGCTGTGGCCGCCTACGCGACCTCCATATCCTCAGTGTGTACCCAGATTGCTAAAACTGGCGACGCTCCTGGTAAACACAGTACACACTTACGAACGTAAGCACCACCAAACGCCCAGGGCTCCGAACCCCTCTAATAATGCCACAACCAGAGCACCGGGTTGTGCAACCACACACTCCCAACTAAGCCGAAAGCGAAGTGGGGAGTGGGGAATGGCAAAGCCACCTGCCCCAG